GATGCTGTTGACGGGCACAGAGCGCGCGACGTTTGAGACATTCTATAAGACCACAATATCTGAAGGAACGGACGCTTTCGATTTCATCGACCCGGCGGATTTCTCGACCATCTCAGCGCGCTTTGTGTCGCCGCCTTCCCTCTCCGCCGTCTCTGGCGGGGGCACGGCGGGCACTGGGCAGTGGCGCATCGAGATCGTGCTGGAGGTGCTCCCGTAATGGCGCGCAGTCTTCCCACCGCTGTCATCACCGCCGTAAATTCGCAGACGACGGCGCGCGCGTTTCTTGTGCTGCTTGAGATCACGCACAGTGATCTGGACACGTTTTACCTGGTCAACAACACAGAGAACATCACATCTGGCGGTAATACTTATATCGCTTTTCCTTTCGCCGTGACGCTTCCGCCCGATGATCCAGCATTGCAGGTGCGAGCGCGCTTGACGCTGTCGCATGTCACGACAGAGCTCAATATCTTGCGCACGCTCGCCGGGCAACGCGAACGGCCATCGTTCACGCTCAAAGTCATCGACGCGAGCGCGCCCAATGTGATTTTGCAGAGCGTGTCGGGACTAGTTGCGGCTTCCGTCAGCTATAACGCAGACGCGATGAACATCGACCTTACGATCGACAATTTTCTCACGGAGCCTTTCCCAAGTGCCACATTCTCGCCGTCCACTTTCCCCGGCATCTTCTAACTGGTGGAACAATTATGTCGGGATCCCGTTCAAATGGAACGGGGCGACGCGTGAAGGCGCGTCGTGCTGGGGGCTTGTCTGCTTGGTTTACAAAGAAGTCTACAGGATCAAGCTGCCGCGCCACAATGAGATGGAGAGCCAGATCGAGCGCGGCGCCGGATCCTTCGCGGATTTTGCCGCGACAGGCGTGCAGGTCGACCTCGCAGATGCGCAGACCGGGGACGTCTTGCATATGTGGGGGTTCTATAAGGGCAAGCGGCGCGCCACGCACTGCGGGATCGTCACGCAGCCCGGTTTCGTGCTCCATGCAGAAGAGGTTATCGGATCCTGCATTTCACGCTATAAGGGCGACAATCGTTTCTTGCAGCGCGTGATCGGAGCATATCGCCTTGAATGACCTCACACACCCAAACCAGAGCGCGCTCGCAGAATATATCGAGGTCACGCTCGTTCTGAACCCGCTATCGCCGAGCGACCGTCTGATCGTGCGTGTCGCACCCGCCGGAACTCTTGCGGATCTGATCGCGGCGCTGGTTCCTAATGAGCTTGACCGCGACCACATCAGCGCATTCATCGGCGGCGATTATATCGAACCCGCCCTCTGGTCGAAGATCCGCCCGAAGTCGGGCGCGTCGGTCTACCTGCGCTTAACATTGCAAGACCCTGTCAGCGTGATTTCCATACTCGGAACCTTGTTCGCGCCGACAATCACAACCGCACTGGGTTTTGCGGCTGGGTCGTTCGGGGCGGCAGTCGCGGGCGCGGCCATATCAATGGCCATCACTTACGCGGCGTCGGCCTTGATCGGACCGAGGCAGACGCAGGACCGCAAAGAGAGCCAAACTTACGGGATCACTTCGGCGCGGAACACTATAGTGCCTTTCGGACCTGTGCCAGTTGTGCTCGGCACACATCGCATGGTCCCGCCTTATGGTGCAGTGCCTTATACAGAGATCGTCGGTAACAACCAATATTTGCGCTTTGTTTTGATCTGGGGCTATGGGCCAGTCACAGTCTCTGACATCAGGATCGGGAACACGCCGATCGGTGATTATGCCGATGTTGAAACTGAACATGATTTTGATGGCAGCGCGACGCAGCTCGGTCTCTACCCGGCGGACGCCAGTCAAGAGGATCTGTCAATCCGCCTAACGACCAGCTTTGTGGAGCGCACGACACCGACAAACACGACGGAGATCGGCGTCACCCTGACTTTTCCATCGGGTCTATTCAAACAGAATGATAAAGGAAACCGCGTTAAGACCTCCGCGCGCATCATTGGAGAATACAGGCTCGTCGGCGCGGGGTCGTTCACGGCGTGGTTCGATCGGACTTATACGGACGACACTGCGCAAACGAAACGGGTCTCTGAACGCAAGACGGGGCTTGCGTCAGGTCAATATGAGGTGCGCATTCGCCGGACAGTTGCGCAATCTACCAGCCCAAAGACCACCGACAGTTGCGTGTGGTCTGATCTGCGATCATTTAACACGCAGGCTGAGCCGGTGCGATTGCCCGGCATTGCAAAAAGCGCGTTTCGCATCAAAGCGACCGACCAATTAAACGGCGTCGTCGGTCAATTAAACGCACTTGTGTCTCTCAAAATTCCGACATGGAACGGCTCCACTTGGACAACGGCAACGAGCGCGACATCGAACCCCGCTGCGATCTTCCGGTATGTTCTCAAAGGCGCGCCAAACAAGAAGCCGGTCGCAGCAGCGAACATCAACGACGCCGATCTTGGCGCGTGGTATGAATTTTGCGCGACAAACGGGTTCGCTTTTGATCAAGTGATTGATTTTCAGCTGTCGGTGCGCGATCTGCTGCAAGACGTTGCGAACGCAGGCAAGGCCAGCCCGGCATATGTCGATGACAAATGGACAGTGATCATCGAGAAGCCGCGCTCGACAGTTATCCAGCACTTCACGCCGCGCAATACCCGCAATTTCGTTGGACAGATCATATATAACGAGATCCCGGACGCACTGCGGGTTCGGTTTTTTAACAAGAACAAAGGATACCGCGAAGACGAGCGCACGGTCTATGATGACGGGTTTAACGACGCGAACGCGACAACTTTCCAGCTGATTGATTTACCCGGACAGACTGACCCAAATAATGTTTACAAACTGGGGCGGCACTACATCGCGTCAGCGCGCCTGCGGCCAGAGGTGTTCACTTTCGAACTGGACATCGAGCATCTGGTCGCGATGCGTGGTGACCTGTGCCGCTTGACGCACGATGTGCCGGGGATCGGGCAGATGTCGGGACGCGTCGTCTCAAGATCGACAAACACGATCGTCCTCGACGAGCCGGTGACGCGAGAAGCTGGCAAGACCTACACCCTGCGCATTCGAGAAACCGCGACGGGCACGACCCGAGCGCTGACAGTCGCATCATCGGGCGCGACCGTGACCAGCGACACTGTCGAGGTGACTAGCGGCGGGTCGAACGTCAATCCCGGTGATTTGTTCCAATTTGGAGAACAGAACCTTGAGAGCCTTGAGGTGCTGATCGCTGGTATAGAATACCTCGACGACCTCGCGGCGTCCGTCACGTGCGTGCCATATTCGCCCGCGATTTATGACGCGGCAACGACGATCCCAGATTACACGACCACCCTATCGGATCCGGTCTCCGCATCATTCATCGGCCCCCCGCGCCCATCTATTCGAAACATCGTATCAGACGAAGCGGCGCTGCAAGTCACATCAAGCGGGGCAGTCGTGCCATCAATTTTTGTGTATGTGCAGTCTGGAAAAACGGCCAAGGCATTTGACGGGACAGTCACCAGAACAGCATTTTTTCAAGCGCGCTTTCGCAGATCAGGATCCGACGACCCGTTCACTTATATGCCATACAGTGCAATCGACAGCCCATACGTTCAAATCTTCCCGGTCGAGAGCGGGGTTAACTATGACATCGCAGTCCGCGCCGTCGGGGCATCTGAAGCTGAAACAAGCGCATTTGTCGAGGTCGCGAACCACACAGTCATCGGCGCGGGCGCCAAGCCGCCGCAAGTCGACACGTTCACCCTCAACACGATCGGCGAACATACCTATGTCGAGTGGTCCTACCCGTCGATCGCTGTTGACGTGACGGGTTACGAGATCCGCTATTCGGCAAACCAGAACAACACATCGTGGACGACGATGACAGTGCTATCCGACGCGATCCCTAGAGAAGCGCGCGCTTTTACTGTGCCAAGCCGTTCTGGATCCTATGCGATCAAAGCGATTGATGCGCTTGGCAGCCGTTCAGTGCTCGCAACCTATGTGAACGCTTCGCTTGAAGACCCAGCCGCGCAAAATGTCGTCTCAACGATCACGGAAGACCCGCTCTGGACCGGAACGATGACAGATGTCGATCGCAGCGGCTCGATCATCGTCCTGCGGAGCCAAAACTTTATGGCAAGCTGGGCGACGCTCGCTGCGGTCTCGAGCATCGGCGTTTTGCCGGATGTCGGCTATGCGACCGAGGGATATTATGAGTTCGGGGAGACGGATCTCACCGAGGTCTATACTTCTCGCGTCACCGTCGACGCGGTCGTCTCCACCACAGGCGGGCTGACGACAATGGCGACATGGGTCAACCTTGAAGGGCTGGCGAACATTGCAGGCGACGACACCGGCGACGAGGTGGCGGTCGAGCTGCAAGTAAACTACTCGATCGTCGACAGCGCGACGCCGGTCTACCAGGGGTGGCGACGCTTTGTCGTTGGAGATTATACGGCGCGGCATCTCAAGTTTCGCGCGGTGCTAAAAACCAGCTTTGCCACAATCAGCCCGACGATCAGCGCGCTGACCGTCGTGATTGATATGCCCGATCGCGTTGACTATGGAAACGACATCACGTCGGGCGCTGGCACGTATTCTGTCGTGTTCTCGCCCAGCTTCAAAGAGCTGCGCTCAGTCACGATCGCGGCGCAGAACATGAATACTGGCGATTATTACGTCATTTCTAACAAGACGAGGACAGGCTTTGATGTTATCTTCCGCAACAGCGCCGGGGCCGCGGTTAGTCGCTCATTCGATTATCAGGCAATCGGCTTTGGCAGAGAGAGGGGCACTTAATGGCGCAATATGATTTCGGCACGATCGACCCGAACACCAAAAGCGGAACGGCGCTCGCCACGGATTTGAACTCTTACCGCAATGCGGTCAATTCAATGCACAGCGGATCGGCCGCGCCCAGTTATATCACGGCGGGGATGATGTGGGTCGACACGACATCGGCGGACTATGAGGTCAAGCTCTATGACGGCGCGCAGTCGATCACTGTCGCGATCATCGACGCGACGAACAACGTCGCGCGGGTCGCAGTCGATCCTGCGGAGACGAGCTATATTACATCAACGACCAGCGCGCAGATCCGCCATGTGATCGCCAGCACAGATATTTTCACGACGCGATCGACCGGGATCCAGTTCAATCTGGCATCGCCTGTGATCGCGGACAGCAATAACAACGAGCTGATCTCGTTCACGACGACGGCGAGCGCGGTCAATCAACTTGATATTGCAAACGCGGCAACAGGCGGCGCGGTTATCCTATCAGCTGCGGGGACCGACACTAATATATCAATCGCGGCGCTGCCAAAAGGAACGGGCCAGTTTTTCATTGGAACAACCTCATTCGATCCCGCCAGCGCCACCGACGTCGGGGTCGCAGTTAGTGGTTCGAACACTTTATCGGTGGCGCGCAGTGCTAACCCTGCGTTGACAGTAGGCAGGCAGACGGATGATGGGACGATTGCAACATTTCGCCAAGCAGGTACAACTGAAGGCAGCATTTCGGTGTCTGGAACGACCGTAAGTTATAACGGTGGCCACCTGTCGCGCTGGGCACAATTTCCCGACAATTCGCGGCCAGACTTGTTTAAGGGCACGGTGATGTCCAACCTCGACCAGATGTCAAACTGGAACGGCGAGGATAACGAGCAGCTTAACTGCGTGCAGGTCAGCGCCGACGAGGGCGATGCCAACGTCGCGGGCGTGTTCGTGGCGTGGGACAGCGAGGATGACGGATACAATGACATCCTGCTGGCTATGACAGGCGATATGGTGATCCGCATTGCCGAAGGCACAGTTGTTCAGCGCGGCGATCTGCTGATGTCCGCAGGGGATGGAACGGCCAAGCCGCAAGGTGATGACATTGTTCGCTCCAAGACGGTCGCCAAGGTCACGTCCACCCATGTGTCGCACACATATGCGGACGGCTCTTACGCAGTGCCGTGTGTCTTGATGGCATGCTAAGGAGTTGACGATGGAAGGGATCATCAAATATTGGCCGATCGCCGCCAGCTTCGTGGCGGTGGTCGTCTGGCTGGTTCGACTTGAGGCGGGCAGCGCGGAGAACACCAAAGAGATCAAACGCCTCTGGAACCAGCGGCGCGAGGACATGGACGCGGCGCAACGCTCGCGCAGTGAGACAAACAGTATGCTCGCGGAGATCCGCGACGACATCAAAGCTCTGATTTCAAAGGTGGGAAAATGACACGCAAATTTGGGGCACGCAGCCTAAAGAACATGCAGGGCATCCACCCAGACCTTCGGCGCGTGCTTGATCGCGCGCTGCAGGACAGCCCGCTGGACTTCATCGTCATCGAGGGGTTGCGCACGAAGGAGCGCCAAGAGCAACTTGTGGCCAGCGGCGCATCTCGCCGCCTAGACAGCCGACATATCACGGGCCACGCCGTCGATCTGCTGCCCATCGGCCCCAACGGCAAGCCTGCATTTGATTGGCCGCTGTACGACCAGCTTGGCCCCGCTGTAAAGGCGG